GTTGTTTTTAACTCATGACTAATTTAGAAAGAATAAAAGAAGTACTTAATCTAGATGCTTGGAGAAAAAAACAAAAGAAGTTATTTAGAAGAAGAATATTAAGTATCTTTTTAGCAATAATACTGATAGGAGCTGGATTATATCTATTTTTAAATTATGGGTAAGGGAAGTAAAAGAAGACCTGGAAAACAGAACGAATACTCTGAAGCTTGGGAAAGGATATGGGGTAAAAAGCAAAAAGTAATACCGAAAAAGTATAAATATAATAGCGAGGAAAAAGTATGTCAGAAATAGATTTAGATAAATTTGATTTTGGATTTACAGCTGTAGACGAAGATGAATTGGAAGTTGTACAAAAACAAAGTCAAAAATTAGAATCAACTTCAGGTAAAGCTGAAGATTTAGAAGATAAATTAAATAAACTATATAATTCTATATTACCTTTATTATCAAATCTAAAAGCAAACCCAGAAAAAGACTATATTTACTGGCCAAAAAGAACAGAAAAAGTAGAACAATTCGAAGATTTAATAGCGGAGATAATTAAATAATGACATTACCGAGTTCAGGACAAATATCCATGAAGGATATTCTTGATGAAAAACAACAAAGTTCAACTGCTAGAACAAATATAAGTTTACAAGGTTTATCTGTAGACAGTGTAGCTGATAGTTCAGGTGGAGATATTGCAGGAACACCTAATAGTTCTGCACCATTTGCAATGTCAGAATTTCATGGTTATTCACAGGCTTCATTTAATGGCTTTGGTGCGGGAGCAAGTACATTTAGTTTTACAACTGGTGTTAAGCCAGCTTCTAACCACCCTAATTTTGATATGGATATTACTGCATCAGACAAAGGTAGTACCTTCTGGGAAATGCAACATAATAGAGTTAAATCAAATTCTGGACAAGCAAATGCAGTTGCTGGATTTCGTATAGGTAGAGATATAACAAATAGTAGAATTTTAATATTACTTTTAAAAGACGGTGATGACACAGTTCAAGCTGGTAATAATGGTAATGCAGGTTATAAAATATTGCCTTATGTTGGACTAAATAGTGCTACATGGACATTTAAAATTGAATATGATACAACTGATAATGAATATAATAGTACTACACAAAATCCCAATGTATTTAGAGGTAATCCAACAGGCTTTGGTGCTAGTACCACAGATAGTACTTATTTTAGTGTACCAAGTAATCCTGGAACATTTCAAAATATACTAAGCTTTTCAGGTATGGCAGAAAATGGCGAATCATTATTTGCTGATGGTTCAAGTACTTTACAAAACTGGGTAGCAAAAGTACCTAGTAACGAAAATAATATTGCAGTAAGTGTCGGACGAACTGCTTTTCATTCGGGCTCAATACCATGTAGATTAGTAGTTAGAGCAGTATTAGGTAGTGATACATATACAGCTACTTCTAATTATTGGCAAATAGGTTTAACAGCACAAAGAGGATTTGGATTCTAATGGATATTAACAAATTAAGAGAACAATTAATTATAGACGAAGGACAAGTAAATGAAATATATAATGACCATCTTGGTTATCCTACATTCGGTATTGGCCATCTCATTTTGGAAGGAGAACCAGAACATGGGCTACCGGTTGGCACTTCTGTCACAGAAGAACGTGTTAAAGAATGTTTTGAAAAAGATGTAGAAAATGTAATAGAAGATTGTAAAAAATTACATGATGCATGGGATGGATATCCTGAGGAAGTTAAACAAATTATTGCAAACATGATGTTTAATATGGGACTTACTAGATTAAGTAAGTTTAAAAAACATAATGAGGCATTATATTGTGGTGACTGGAAAGAAGCTGCAAAAGAGGGGCGTGATTCTAGATGGTATCGCCAAGTGACTAACAGAGCTGAAAGGTTAATGTCTAGGCTAGAAAACGTATAAGTATAACTATAATATGGAGGTATTATGTTTAATTGGTTAAGAAAATTAATTAATGTTGGAGTAGAAGCTGAGCCAACTGGTGTAAGAGCCAGAAATGCTAAAGGCCACTTTGTTAAAGACGATAAGTCAACTCCTAATGTTAATGAAGCGTATGCTGACGGTAAAACACCGAAGCGTAAGCCAAGAAAAAAACCTGCTGCTAAAAAAAGAGGCAGACCAAAAGGCTCAAAAAATAAAAAGTAGTCTTTTACGAAAATAGGGGAGCCAAGTGCTCCCTTTTTTTGTGTTTTAGCATTCGAACTGTTATAAATAACAGTGTATATAAAATATAATTAGAGGATATAATTATGGCAGCAGTCAAACTAAAAGGTTCAGAAAGCAATTTAGCATCAGCTACAAATCTTGGTTTCGCTACACTTGTAAGACTTGTAAACAATTCTAATAGTATTCAACTCGTGACTTTAAAAAATGCAGGTGGAACTACTTTAGGTACATTTACAATGACAGCTAATTCAGTTGAATTAGTTAAGAAAACATCAACTGATACTCTTACAGGAGCAGCAACTACATTAGCAGTTAAAGTAGCTTCAACCTGGTAATATGGAAGAGATTTTTTCTATCATTGGTGATGTCGGCCTACCAATAGCCGGTGCATTAGCAATGGGAGCTTTTATTTTTATTATCATAAAACAGATAATGGAAGGTGTTGTTGATGATATAAAGACGCTTACTATGTTTACATCTAGCTTAGAAAACAGAGCTAGAACAATGAGTAATGAAATGGTCAAGATAGATTTACTCGTAAGTAGCGCATTAGAATTAAGACCAGATATAGAACGAATAGCAAGAGCAGAAAATTTCGTTGAAGATGGCAAACTTGACGTAAGAAGAGATTAGTATGGAAGTAGAAGAAGCAGTTGGGGTAGTGAGCCTCATTCAAGATTATGGATTCCCAGTGGTAATGGTAGTGGGATTAGCTTATTTTGTATACTTTGTTTGGAATTTTATAAGTGAAGAGATAGAACCAGCCACAGAAAAAATGCATTTTCAACTTATAAGAGTTATAGACCAAATGAGAATGTTAGACCAAGACTTAATAAGATTACAACAAAAAGTAGATGTAATATTGGAGATGAGAGAAAATGAAAAGAAGAGAAAAAATGAAAGAAAGAATTGAGTTAGGAACTCTTGTAGGTTTCTTCCTGTTATCAATTTTTGCTATTACACCTGTTAATGCTCAGGAAATAGTTCATAAATTTAAAAATCCATCGTTTAGTGGTATAGGAACAGGCGCTCATTATTTAACTATTGAGAACCAAGAACATTCAAGAAAGAAAGCAATAGAAGAAGCTTTAGAATCAGCAAGAAAAGCAGCCGAAAGAGCTGAAGATAATACAACCTTAGCAAAATTTATTAGAAATTTAGAATCGAGAATATATGCTCAAATGGCTAAACAGTTAGTTGAAAGTATGTTTTCAAATGATAACCCTGTACGATTTGGTTCGTTTGTTTTAGAAGGTTCAACAGTGACCTATGAAGTTATAACAAATGAAGATGGTTCAGAATTTATTAGAATGACTATAGTCGATGAAAATGGTACATCCACCATTATTGAAATACCAATTGGTTCAGGATATTTTGGAGGAGATGTAGATGGTGACGGGTCGACTGACGGCGGTTAGTTTAGCATTTTTAATTATGCTCAGTGGCTGCGCAATGTCGCCGCGATTTACTGAGTATCCACAAGATTGTAATAAAGATTTTTGGGGAGAAGAATATCCTCATGATTTACTTAACTATGCAAAAGCTGTAGGCCGTTCATTTGAAAAAGCTTTACCTTTTCTCTGTGTAGAGAATCCAGAGGTAATAAGACTTCCATCATATATAGAACTTTTAGATTTACCACCAGCTGAAGAAATGCCAGTTGTTGCTGTATATCAGTTTGCTGATAAAACAGGACAAAGAAAACCAAAGGATAATATAGCAGACTTTTCAACAGCAGTATCACAAGGTGGAGTTGAACTAGTAATAGATGCTTTAAAAACAGCGGGTCAAGGTAAATGGTTTAGAGTTGTAGAAAGAAATGGATTAGACCATTTAGTAAGAGAAAGACAAATAATACGTTCTGCTAGACAAGATTTTGCAAAACAGAACGGAGAAGAAAAATTTAAAGAATTAAATTCACTACTATTCGCTGGTATGATTATCGAAGGTGGTGTAATAGGATATGATACAAATATCAAGTCGGGCGGAAGAGGAGCTCGATATCTTGGTATTGGAGCAACCAAACAATATCGTCAAGATGTTGTGACCGTTTCTATGAGAGCTGTTTCAGTTCTCACTGGAGAAGTTTTGTTAAATGTCCAAACTCGTAAGACTATATTAAGTTATGGTAAGAGTGGCGATGTATTTCGTTTTATTGAACAAGGTACTGAGCTTGTAGAATTCGAGGATGGAGTGGGTAATAATGAGTCCGTGACTTACGCAACACGAACAGCTGTTGAAGCTGCAGTGTTGGAATTAATACACCAAGGCCACAGACGTGGCTATTGGAAAATAGAGGGGTATAACGAAAATGTGGAAACTAATTAGTTTAATTTTATTATTGTCGACAACAACCATTTTCGCTGATACTGATGATAACGAAATCATAATAACTCAAACCGGTGATACACTTAAATTATACATTGACCAAGAAGGTTTTGGAAACAAGATTGGAGGTAATAACTTTCAATCTACTGGAACTGCAATGTTAATAACTGGTGCTACACTAGAGTTTGATTTAGATTTTACTGGCAATTCAAATATTTTATTTGGACCAGTCACAGCTGATAATTCAACTTATAAGCTTGATTTTACTGGTGATTCAAATATTATAGATTGGACTGTTGGTGGTACAGGTAGTTCAGACGATTCTGATATAAACTTTAGCGTAACTGGTTCAAGTAATACTTTTGACTTAGACCAAGGTTCAGCTTTTAGTGCAGAACGTTTAAATGCCGATTTAATTGTCATTGGAAGTTCAAATGTTTTTGATATCGATTGGGAAAGTGATGACGTGGTTTGGAACTGGGATATAACCGGTGCTTCAAATAATGTTAACACTTTACAAAAAGATGGAGCGAATGAAATGACTGTTGAATTAAATGGTGATAGTGCCGATGTAGATATTAACCAATTATCAGGAACATGCGCAGCTTCTGGTGGTGGTTGTGCTACACCAAATGCTATCATAACATTGGATATTACAAGTGATAATTCGACGATTCAAATTAATCAGAAAGATTCAGCTAACGATAGTTAGTATATTTTTATCAATAGGGTTGGCTTCGGCCGACTCTATTGGTGATATAGTAGAATCAACTGGTGTCGGTAAAATAGTACGACAAAACGAAGATTTAAATAATCTAAACAACCTTCCCATACAACTTAACGATATAGCTGAAACAGCTATGGGAAGTATGAAAATCGAGTTTTTAGATAAGGCTCAATTGGATTTAAAAGAACATTCAGAGGTATTAATAGACGAAATATATTACGACCCTGACCCATCATTATCTAAAATGTCTATGAAATTTACTATGGGAACAGCAAGATTTGCTTCAGGTTCTCTTGGTTTAGTAAATAAAGCAAACATAGATATACAAACACCAACAGCTACAATAGGTATTCGTGGAACAGACTTTACTACAACCATAGATGAGCTTGGACGAAGCCTTATAGTCCTATTGCCTGACGCAAACGGTTCCCCCTCGGGTGAAATCAGTGTCACAAATCTGGCAGGAACTGTAGTATTAAATGAAGCTTACCAGGCAACCATGGTCAGTACACTAGATAGTTCACCGACTAATCCTGTGATTGTTAATGGTATTACACCATCTATGATTGATAATATGTTTATTGTTAATCCACCAAGTGAAGTAAAACAAGCTATTGAAGACGCAGCAGCTGATGAACAAGACCAAGATAGTGGAATACTTGATGTAGATTTTTTAGAGTTTAATGAATTAGAATCGGATGCTTTAGCTGATACAGAAAAAGATTTAGAATTTACTGAGTTAGATATTGATTTATTAGATGTAGACTTTTTAAGAGATTTATTAGATGTAGTAGAAGCATTAGAAAAAACAAGAGTTGTTTTAGCTGATGCACAAGCTTCAGCTGGTGGTTTAAGCGGGTTTACATTAAAAGGCGCACAAGTAGGATTTAACAAAGATTCTCAATTTAATGTATTTGAACAAGATGGTAATTTAGTTTTCTTTCGTAGCGTAAATGGAGTTATAAATATAATAATAGGAGCTGGTGGCAGTGGATTTATAGATGTAGTCACCAACGATTACGAAGGAATAATGCAATTTAACGACGGAGATGGAATTGAAATCTTTATTAACCAAACTAATTAATTATAAGTTTCATATCAAATGGGTATTTCTTACTTTAGGTATTATGATACTTGGGTTATTATATAGTTTATCTACTTATGCTGATGATAATCAAATAACAATATTACAAGAAGGTGATAACTTTGAGCTTGATATAACTCAAATTGGATTTAATAATATTGTTAAACAGTGGACAGCATCAGAAGGAATTGATGGTGTTGATAATACTGTTATAATAAAGCAAGCAAGAGATAGAGGTACTGGAACACAACCAAATACAATAGAACTTCGTAGACTTTGGGGAGATGGAAATACTTTAAAACTTGCTCAAGGATATC